AACTTTGACAAACAGGTTGACTTCGTAAAGAGCGAACTAAATACAACCAAGGCGGAAGTCAAAGCAAACATGGGTAATAGTCTTACCAGTAAAATCAAAGCAACATCCGAAGGACAAAATGTTCAACAGATTGCGAATAAAGTATATGAACTCAATGACAAGTATGGGGGTGGTTGATGTCTGTTAGAACTGACATAAAACAGGCCCTTGATATAAAATTAACGAGGGATGGTCAAAACACCACACTCTCAAACGAAATCAAAAAAGCCAAAGAATCTGAACTGGTTAAGAATGCGACTATTCTTGGTCAGGAAGCGGGGAAGGTAGAGAAGGGTTTCAAGAATCTTGAGACAGCAGTCTCTTCTGCCGGAACGTTTGAAGCAAAGGGCGAAGCGCTGGTAGAACTAACCGATCAGGTTGACGGTCTTGGTAAGACGTTTGATCGTGCAGCTACCGATATCAATTTAAGTGTTCCCGAATTGGGTGGAATTTTCGGTGAGGGTGAGGGAAGTCTTGAGAATCTTATTGATGGACTTGGATCCGGTGACTCAGCTTCACTGTTAGACGGTCTTACCTCTACGGTAGAGGCAATCGGTGGTGACATTGCGGGACAGATTGCACAGATCATCACACTCCTAACCGGACTCGGTGCAATGCTTGATAACCTTAGCGCTGCGGGTGTATCTGGTAGTGGTATGGATGCATTGTCTAAGACTGGGGAAACAATGGCTGCAAAGGCAGATGGACTCATGGGAAGTCTGGAAACTGCAGCGGGTAGTCTGAGTAGTATCTCCGATGTTTCTAGTTTATCAGAATTGACCGGAACAATCAACAACTTTGCACAAGATATTAGTAATGTTGCGAGTGAAATATCTGCGATTCAAAATATCAACCCTGCATCCGAATTCACCAACAACCTCTTACAGGATGATGTTGGCGGACTGTCAGAACTTGGAAAGACATTTGAAGATGCGAAGTCAACGGTTGACGGAATTACGGGTGAAGTCAATAGTGTTCTTGCCGAGGTGGACAAAGCTAAATCTTTTGTAGATGAAAATGTTAGTAAAGCAAGAGGTTTAGTGAATGAGGGGAAGGCTCTAGTTGGTGATCTTCAGACCGGAGGGGGTAAGTTACAAGACCTCGCTGAGAACACAACCCTGCAAGCCTCTGGTAAGGTCAATGACCTTCTTGGCGCAACAAGTCTTCGTGGTACAGGAGTAACTCCTAAACCCCAAGGCGGTGGCGGCGGAAGAGGTGGTAGTGGTAGTCTGAGTAAATCAGCAATATCCAATGTCATCAAACAAACACAAAGTGGTGCTCCTGTCGATCTTGCGAAGGCAGTTCAGACCGTGGGTGGTGGAAACGTTGGTGTCGATCCTTCAATCAAACCCATCCTCGCTAAACAAAAAGGATTCTCTAATACACGTGAGTTGGTAGAGAAGGTTGTCGCAGAATGTAAAACTAAAGGAATTGATCCAACTTTGATTAGTGACTTTGTGAAAGTCATGGGTGTCGTGGAAGTGGGTGTTACCACAATCGACACAACAATCACAGACCAAATTAAAGTCGGTTCTCAGGAAAGAAGTATCTGGAAAGAGTCTTTCGATGTTGTTGGTTATCCAAGAGAATTTGATACGTATCAACGGTTTGAGACAGGGGAAATTACTGCAGCGACACAGGCAAATTCGGTTACCGCAGAAAAGAAACCTATTGTATTCCAGACGTGTGATACCAAAGAAGAACTTCAGGCTGAGGTTCGTCTATTCAAACGTGAGATTCGATCTTTGATCATTCACTCTACAGAGTCGTTTAAGAATCAATACTTGACTGCAGAGATGTTACACGAAGATGCAAAGGCCCGTGGATTCCCCACCATTCAGTATCACTATGTAATTCGCAGAGATGGTACGATGCAGAGGGGTATTCCAACAACATTGATTTCAGAACTTGACCCTAGAGAATACAGAAACACATCCATCAACATTGCTATGGTCGGTGGTATTGATGCGCCTAGTGGTACAGAGGGTGCAAACTCGTTTAGATCGGGTAACTCGTTCACTCTTGCACAGTATCAAACTCTAGACACTTTCCTAGATACCTTCTTTAAAGGATATCCTGGCGCCAAAGTATATGGTTATGGTGAACTGGTAGATACTACTAACGAACCGTACTTTAACGTGGAGAAATATGTGCAAAGGAAATTTGGTAAAATACGATGAGTAAGAAGACAGAAGCCGAACAGGGTACTATTCAGGAAAATGAGGGAACTAACCTCTATGGGTTTCAAGACCCCACAGGAGAATTCCCTCGTGAAGATTATTGGGGAGAGAGTTCTATCAACCGTGCAGCACGTGGTGCTGGTGGTGTAGGACAAAAGGACAAACCCAATGATCTCACTATGTCTGCGGTGTTCCCCAATATCGACATGGGTCTTGGTACTGCAACACAGGGCGAAGATGGAACCATTGAGTTCGAAACTAACACGGGACGTTCCAAGTATCCTTATAACAAGGTAACAGAGACTTACTCAGGACATGTCATTGAGATTGACGATACCGAAGGTAACGAACGTGTCCTGATTCGTCATCGTACTGGTTCTGGTATTGAGATGCGTAAGGACGGGTCTATTTGGATCAGTGCAACCAAGGACAAGTATGAGACTGTCGGTGCGGACTGTAAGATTGTAGTCGAGGGTAACACGGAGATTGCCTATGAGGGCAACCTTGATATGTGGGTGGGTGGTAACTTCAACCTAGACGTTGGTGGTAACCAGAACATCAAGATTAAGGGTAACAAGAACGAGAGAGTTGCAAAGGATCACAAACACAGAACCTCTGGTAATTCCGAATATACCACAAAGGGGAATGCAAAGATTTCCACAATGGGCATTCACACCGATGCGTGTCTAGGTGATCTACGTAAGACCATCACAAAAGGTAAACACGAAATCTCTGCAGAGGGGGCAGTAGACTTGGTATCTGATACCACACTCCTTCTTTCGGGTAAAAAGGAGGCGGTCATGGTATCGACTGCCTGTAACATCTCTGGTACAACCGTATCTGCAATTGGTATGAAAGGATCGTTTGGTGGTGACTTCGTAGACTTCTTTGGTAAGTCTTTCTCAGGGCCACTTGGGCCCCAACCCGCATCTGGTGCTGCCTTCTACGGATCGGTGATCGGGACTTCTCTATTCTCAACTTTCTCACAGTTTGCGGGAGAGTCATTACGTGCGGGAACTGCGGGTGCATTGGGCCCGCCTGGTTGGGGTCTTGCTGTAGTTCCTCCGGTTGTTCCGATTCCACCTACATCACCCCCTCCTAAAGCTGCATTAGTCGGACTTCACCTTGCGGGCGGTGCGTATGCGATTCGTACCGTAACCATCGATGCGGGTGGGACACTGAAATCAAAAATTCTCAAAACAGACTCCTATGGTGGTGTCTTTGATGATGGTGAACCTACGACTCAAGAAGCACGATCTGCAATGCGAGATGCTTCAAACAAAGATGCGATTGGTGCGTCACTGGCAGTAGACGGTGTTATCAGTGACAAACTTGACGATGTTGTTCCACCCAACATTGGTAGAACGGCTGGTAAAGCAAGAACAACACAATTTGGTAACACGCCTTTGGGTAATACTATCAAAGGACTTGGTAAACAATTTACAGTATCGAAACTAGAAGAGGAAGTGGAGTTACCTCCGCCTCAAATAAGAGTGAGTGAGGATTCGGCATGATATATTTAGCAGACCCCGTTTATAATCCGGAACAACACAATCCGGTACAGATCACATCCAAGATTAAACTTGCAAAGGGCATTTCCATTGCAACATTCTTAGGATATGGTGCACCTTCTTTGGGACACATTGGTAGTGCGGAACAGAGAGCACAGGTTGCACGTAACTTATTGTTGCACGCTGACATCATGAATATGGTCAATGCGGACAAAGACTTTTTTCGTGATGTTAGAATAAAGGTATCAGAAGGACTGTATGCTGCAGGCCCAACAGAGACCATTGCGGGTGACAATCTTCTGAAAGCAGATGGACGTATGATTGGTTATCAAGTGATCAATGGTTTTGGTAAACTTGATTTGGAAAGAACATTCGATGTTGCTGTCTATCTCAAGGACAATGCGAGATTCAAAAGACTTGTTCTGGACTACGATACGTATAATCCAGACGGTTCTTTGACAGCTACTATCTTAGTAGAGTTTCCTATGATTCCTCCCACTTATGATGTGGTGTTCAAACAAGATATTCAGACACAATACAACGGAACCTTATTTTCCAATAAAGAACTCGTAGAAGTCTTGCCAAAATAGTATAAATAGAATTAGTCTAACACAAGAGAACTAAGATGGCAATAAAACGTGCTCTGTCAATAGAGGATCGCAATCTAGATACGGTTACCTTTAAAACTACAAGGAACCGTAAGAATCTAGATATCGACTTGGGATTCTCCCCCAAACCTACAACGGGAGACATCTACAAGAAGACTGAGGCGCAGGCAGTCAAACAGGCTGTTCGTAATCTTCTGACTACAGGTAAATACGAAAAACCATTCCAACCGGATTTTGGTGCACGTCTGTACGACTTTCTCTTTGAACTGGACACGCTATATGATGGAGAAGCAATCATCAACAACGTCTATGAGTCAATTAGAGTTTATGAACCTAGAGTTGATTTGAGGACACTGGAAGTGATTCCTAGAATTCTACCAGACCAAAACACTCTGCAAGTTGATGTTATTTTCAAAGTAATAAATTCAGGTGATGAAGTGCAGCTCACCACAACATTAAATAGGTTAAGGTAATGGCGACAACTATCAAATCGTCCTCGTTGGACTTTGCAAGTATTAAGAACAACCTTAAGTCGTTCTTACAGGAGAAAGAGGAGTTCAAAGATTATAACTTTGAAGCCTCTGGTCTATCGAACCTATTGGATGTCCTTGCGTACAACACACACCTAAACGGTCTCACCGCAAACTTTGCATTGAACGAGTCGTTTCTTTCGACCGCTCAGTTGCGTAGTTCTCTGGTGCAACTATCAGAAGCCATTGGTTATATTCCAGACTCCAAGACCGCATCCGAAGCCATTATTCGAATGGGTATGAACCTATCAAACGTTGCGGGACGTGAAGCCACGATTACTATTGCGTCTGGTTATCAGTTCACCTCCAAGGTTGATGCTGTAAAATATACATTCCAAACTAACGAAACGTTGATTGCTTCCGACGATGGTGCTGGTTACTATCAATTTACGACACTTGATGGGAAAGACAAGATTCCTGTCTTTGAAGGTCAGAAGAAAGTTAGAAGTTTTATTGCTGGTAGTAACGACGAAAATGCTGTGTATATCATTCCCGACAAAAATATGGATATCGATACTGCAGTGGTCAAGGTCTATGAAAACACGAGTACGACAAAATTTGTCACGTACACAAGCATTCTGAAAGCAACAACGATCAGCGAACAATCCACACTGTACATCCTCAAGGAGATGCCTAACGGTTACTTCGAATTGAGTTTTGGTAACGGTACAACATTGGGTCAGACACCAATTCCTGGCGGTAAAATTGTAGTCGACTATTTGTCTGTAAATGGTGCAGCCGCAGATAATGCGTTAATCTTTGAACCTAGTTCAACAATCAAAATTACCAATACCGTATCAAGAACTCCTGTGGTTAGCACATACTCCAAGTCTGTGGGTGGTGGAGAGAAGGAGTCTATCGAATCGATTCGTAAGAATGCTCCTTTCCAGTATGCTTCACAGAATAGGATGGTTACCTTTGCGGACTATAATTCGCTTATCCTGCGTAACTTTTCTACGCTTATTAAGGACATTTCTAGTTGGGGTGGAGAGGACAATATCAAACCTGAGTTTGGTGTTGTCTTCACGTCTATCGAATTCCAAGATGACGTGGGTGAGAATAGAAAACAAGTAACCAAAGATGCTATCGTCGATCTCGCAGCACAAATTGCAGTCGCTACGTTTGGTATTAAGTTTACCGATCCTGTTAAGACGTGGGTTGAAACAGAGGTGTTCTTTAGATTCAACCCTAACCTAACAACCCTGTCCCTGAACACAATTCAGGAAAATGTCAGATCGGTAGTAAATAATTATTTTGCAAAGAACACAGGTAAGTTTGGACAGGCTTTCCGTAGATCGAACCTGTTAACTCTAGTTGACGATGTTTCTCCTGCAGTCCTTTCTTCTCGTGCAGAAGTTAAGATGCAACAGAGATTCTTCCCGTCCTTGTTAGTAGAACAAGATCACACACTTGATTTCCCTGTAGCGATTGCATCCCCCGACGATGTTCTGTATAGAATCACATCGTCCACTTTCTCATATAAAAATCAGAACTGTCAGGTAAGAAACCAACTCAACTCCAATAAGTTGCAAGTGATCAACCTAACAACTAATAAACCTATTGTAGATAATGTGGGTTCTTATAACGCTGACCTTGGTAAGGTAGAGATTGTCGGTCTACAGGTGGATCAGGTTATTGGTGGTAACAACTACATTAAGTTGGCGGTAGTTCCCGCAAACCAGTCCGTTATACTTCCGACAAGAGAATACATCTTAAATCACGATTCCGCTAGATCGGTTGCACGTGCAGTAATAACGGATGCAGATAACTAATGAGTCATACAGTAGTAGATAGAACTCTTATCGATATTGGGAGACGTGAACCCAATATCCGTGAGTATGTGATTGAAGAGGCTCTCCCACAACATATTGTAGAGAGTTATCCCAACTTTGTCAAGTTTCTTGAGGGTTATTTTGACTTTGAAGAAACGATAGAGTCTCCTTCACATCTCATTCAAGAACTATTCTACACACGTGATATAACTCAAACAGACTTGAAATTGTTGTCCTTCATTGAGGACGAACTCCTTCTTGGACAGTCATACTTCGAAGGTTTCCAAGATAAGAGAGCGGCTGCAAAATATTCAAGTACTCTTTATAGATCGAAGGGTACGAAGTATTCTATTCAACAGTTCTTTCGAACGTTCTTTGCTATTGACCCCGATGTGGTCTACACAAAGGAACAAATTTTCAACGTTGGTGAATCTAGAATTGGTGCGGAATCTCAGAGATACATCACCGATGATAAATTATATCAACAATTTGCAATTCTGATTAAGAGTGAACTCTCAGTATCGCAATGGAGAAAACCATACAAGTTGTTTACGCACCCTGCTGGTATGTACCTTGGTGCGGAAGTACAACTTGTTGGTGTGTTTGATCTAAACATTCAGGATCAACCACCTCCGGGCTTACAAGATATTCCTGAGTTCGAACTTGAAGGTTTTGCATCACTTCAGCCCAGAGCGATCACAAGTGCTACTGGTCTGTTTAATTTCAACGCACCAGATGGAACAGTACAAGTGTTCAGAACAACTCTTGGTTCAGAATCTACATATCCGAACCCTGGCGGTAACGATATTATCGACCTACAGAACAGAACGGTTGGTGAACTTGCTGACATGTACTCGTCCTTGGCTGAGTACCTTGAAGCAGATGCACCTACATTCGACGAAGATTCGGATCGTCAAGGATCGTCTATGGACTTCTCTTCTACAGAAACTATCGATCAAGACAAGTTCGATTGGGTGGATTCAGACGGAATCACTAACCTTGATGAATTGCTGGATTCTGACTACAATAAAAATATTGACAACACATATGTACCGTAAATTGGTATAAATAGAACTATAAGTTTTTAGGGTAAACCGACAATGACTAGACAGGTAATCAACAGAGGAACAACTGCGAATGACGGAACGGGTGATACCCTCCGTAGCGCAGGCCTGAAGATTGAACAGAACTTCCAAGAAATCTATGAGAAACTTGGTGGAGATAGTTCTGTCCTCATGCCTAAGGTTTCTTTTGACAGTGACCACCTTATCCTAAATGGTAACATCTGGGATACCAAGATTGGTAAAGAAGAACCCACTTCTGATAACACGATTCTCTTCCCCGACTTTACGGGCGAAGTGACGGTTGACTCTGCAACTCAGACAATCGCAAACAAGACGGTTCTTACTACAACCTTGGTTCAGCCTTTCATTGCGGAGAGTGCGGATGCGGTTCATACGTTCCACATCCATGCACTACCTTTGTCTCAGTACACAGACATCTATCTGCCTTCTCTGACAGACAGTGATGAGTTTACCTTCAACGATCACACTCAGACCCTAAACAACAAGACAATTAATGCACCTATGTTGAACAATCCTAAGATTGGAACAGAGTTGCAAGATAGTGCTGGTAACCAACTTATTGAGTTTATCTCAACGCCTGGAGCCGTCAATCACTTTAAGATCACCAATCAAACCAACAACAACACACCTGTGTTTGAAGCAGTTGGTACAGATGCCGACATCGATCTTGGTTTGAAAGCAAAAGGTGATGGTGGTGTAGAAATTCAGAGTAAACTGAAACTTGGTTATCAGATCATGACATCTAACGGTGGAGTTGATGTTAATGTGCCTCTCACATTCTTTAACGCTGGTGGTGCTTTGACTATCACCATGCCCGATGGTGCGGAGAGAGGTGAGATCAAGTATCTGGTTAACCAGAACAGTGGTACTGCGACGATTACACCCGCAAATTTGCAGAACTTCAGTACAATAACATTACCAGTAAATCACTCATGCACTCTCGTTTGGGATACAGCTGAATGGATCGTAATAAATACAGGCATCGATTCCGCTGGTGCAATATTAAGTTAAATAGGACAAACAAATGGCAGCCGTAGTTTTTGACAGACAAAGAAAGAACTCTATCAGAGATATCCTGATCGATATCAAGGACTCTGATAATTATTACTATGCGGGCATTGGACGTTCTGAAGACTGGAACGACTCTGATGTTGCTCCCAATCCTGAGAACTCGTTGCGAGATGCACGTATTGCACGTCTTGCGATTCAATCAGTGAAGAATATCACTGACCAAACATTTGTGGTTCCTCGTTATAACTGGACTTCTGGTGCAGTATACTCTGCATATGATGATGACCAACAGGGTTATCCCATCAATGCATACTACGTGATGAACTCTAACCAACAGATTTACATGTGTCTACAACAGGGTAGAACAAACGCTAACCCTCCTCAAGTAGTCGCATCAACAGTGCAACCTACTGGTAACACTACAGGTACACCTTTCCGTACGGCTGACGGATATATGTGGAAATTCCTGTACTCCATCGGTGCATTGAAAGCGTCAAAGTTCATCTCAACTGCGTATATCCCCGTTTCGAAAGTACAAGACAGTGCAAATGCTACTCTACTATTGGATGAGATTGGAGTAGACTCTGACTCTCCTGCGGAAGACGTGGAACAACAGTTGGTTCAACAGAACGCTGTGCCTGGACAGGTGTTGAGTTATGTAATAACTAACAACGGTTCGGGTTACACGTCTGCACCCACAGTTACTATTAGAGGTGATGGTAGTAACGCAAAGGCCGTTGCAACAGTTGTTGGTGGTCAGTTAACCAAGCTTACAGTACTTGACAGTTCTGACGGTTCTATTGCATTTGGTTCGGGTTATACTCGTGCAAGTGTTACACTCACCGGCGGTGGTGGTGACTCTGCACAAGCACGTGCAATCATCGGGCCTGATAATGGTATCGGTGCAGACCCTCGTGACGATCTTAAGTCTGGTGCTATCATGTTCAACACCAAACCTTCTGGTGCAGAAGATGGTTCTTTCTTAATTGATCAAGACTTCCGTCAAGTAACATTACTTAAGAATATCAAACAGTGGGACAGTGATGCAGTATTCACTCAAGAAACTGGATCAGGTCTAGACAAACTTATATTGACGGCAGTAAACGATGGCCCATTCGTGGACGATCTTATCGTTCAGGGTTCGACATCCGGAACGAAAGCATACATTGATGATGTAGACTCTAACGGAATCTTCTTCCACCAAAGCGATTACACTGGATATGGTAAATTTGATTCTGGTGAGACTATTTCTATTGTAGAGGGTGGTGGTTCAACTACTGCAACAGTAAGTAATATTCTAAGAGGAGAGTTTGATCCTATGTCGGGTGAACTCCTATATATTGATAATCGTGCGGCAGTAATTAGATCGACTGACCAGACCGAAGACATCAAAATCGTAATTCAACTCTAAGGTTGTAGAATAAAATGCCAAAGATATTTAATAAACAAGTATTCCAGACAACATACAAGGACGATCACGCTGATAGTGATGGATACCATCGTATCCTGTTTAACAGCGGACGTGCTTTGCAAGCCCGTGAGTTGACACAACTTCAGACGATCATTCAGAAAGAGATCACACGTCTGGGACAGAATGTCTTCCGTGATGGTGCGCCTGTAAACAATGCGGGTTCTGCGTTTGAAAGAAACCTTGAGTTTGTTAAAATCAAAGCAACCACACCACTTCCTTCCAATGTTAGTATCATCGGCAACGTTTTTGTTGGACAGACAAGTAATATTAAAATTCGTGTCGAGGATGTCCTTGCGGCAACTGACACCGATCCGGAAACACTTTATGTAACTTACTTGGATACTCCTGAAGCTAGTTCGGGAGAAACTGCACCTCGTGTAACTCCGGATGAAACACTTTCGGGTACAATCGATGGTAACACATATACCTTCGATGTGCAACAGGAAAATACAGCACTCAACCCCGCAACGGGTAGAGGTATTGCATACGCAACGGGCGAAGGTTCATTCTTCGCAGTGGGACGTTTTGTCTTCTCTCCGAAGCAACGTATCTATCTTTCCAAGTATACTCAGAACTACACTGGACAAATTGTTTTTAAAGTAACAGAAGATATTGTTACTTCGTCTGACAATGCTGCACTATTTGATAACCAAGGTGCGACACCCAACAGATCGTCGCCTGGCGCAGACAGATATCGTATTCGTCTGACCCTTTCTAAACTGGAAGACTTGGATGCTGAAGACAACCACGTACCCTATGCAGACATTGCAGACTCTAAAGAAGTTTCTAAGGTATCTGCATCTGAGGGATACAACGAAATTAGAGAACATGTTGCAACACGTGTTCGTGAGATTCATGGTAACTTCATTAAGAAGTACTTCAAGGCAAAGTTTATACCTAACAACGATACTACGTTTAAGTTAGTCGTTGACCCTGGCCTTGCATACATCGATGGATATCGTGTAGAAAAACTTAAGTCCACACCCATTGTCGTAAAGAGATCACAGGAAACCACAACTGTAGACAACCAAGGTATTCTTGCAAACTACGGTAACTACTTCTTGGTATCCGATGCACTTGGTGCAAAGGGTATGTTGAACTTTGATGACTGTCAACAAGTAAATCTTTATGATGGTGTTGGCGCAACGGGTAACGTAATTGGTACAACCAACGTTCGTGCATTGACTGAGTTCCAAAACTCTCAGTACAGACTCCATGTATTCAACTCAGTAATTACAGACAATACGAAGAGTCTTCGTAACGTAAGATCGGTAGG